CGGATCGCAAGATGTCGGCCCGTGACGGCGAACTCTACTGGGCCTACCTGGAAACCCGCGCGGACTTCGGATGCGTCTGCTGGGAAGAACTGAAAACTGACAACTGACCACTACCCTCCACACTTGCCTCCACCCTCCTCCACTTGCCTCCACAAGCCCCCTCCACCGGCCGCTTGCACGCGCCACCCCGTTTGCCTCCACGAAGACAAATCGTGCAAACAACCTCTATGGGAGGGAAGGATAAATGGGTATTGATGCCTGGGCACGTGTAGATGTAACTACACTAAACAAGCATATAAAACGGCTCTCCGATCTGACGGATCGGAAACGGGTCTTTTTGAACACGCTCAAGAAGCGTGGCAGCGTGCTGATGAATCAGCACGGCAAGAAGTTCGACTGGCGGGTAATGATGGAGCTTCCGGACGTCGACGCCTACGACGACATGGAGGCCGTCAACATCATGCGCCGCAACCCCTACCGGGAACTGGAACTGCCCTACCGGGCGCTCTCGGCCGGGGAAAGCATCTCGAAGTTCGAGAAGCTGGCCAACGGCAGCGGGCCGGAGGCGCTGATTAAGATCATCTCGAAGATCACGCCGAACCTGACCAAGGCGGTCACCAACGCCCTGGCCTCGGGGCTCTACAACGACGCCGATTCGACCAGCAACGATTCCGACCGGAAAATCCACGGCCTGGAAACGATCTTCTCGGACATCTCCTCGGTGGTGACCAACTCCAAGGCGGGCGACCCCAGCGGCACCTACGCCGGGATCAACATGGCCCTGGGGACCTACAACAACTCGTCCTGGACGGCCGAGACGAGTGACGGCTGGCCCACGGGAACCGGGGATGAGGCGTACTGCGCCCTGTCGCCGCTATTGGTCGACGTGACCAACACGGGCTGGACCGCCAACACCAAAACCTGGCCCAACACCTGGCGTCAATGCATCAGGTACGGCCAGACCTACATGGAGGTGCTCCACAACGAGCAGATCGACACGATCATCCTGGCCCCGACCTACTGGCGGGAGGCCCTGGACTCCATGGATGACAACGAGCGGATCATCGTCACCCGCAACGCGGAGAACATGTCGTTGACCAAGCTCGGCCACGAGGCGATCAACTTCGAGGGCACCGAGTTGACCAAGGAATACGGCGTTCCGGACAAGTGCGGTTACGGCGTCATCTGGGACAAATTGACCCTGCGGTCGATGCAAGGCCAGTTGATCGGAATCGACAAGGACCGGGATATCACGACCAAGACGGACCGTTTCACGGTGGACTTCTTCGGGAACCTCCAGATCGAGTCGCCGTGCTACTGCTTCAAGCTGGAAGAGATTAGCTGAACCTAAGCAAAAGGGAGAATAATCATGGCGAAAGAGGAAGTGCTTCCTTTTGCCCGGGGGACCGTGATGGATTCGGCCAGCGATACGCTGAGCGATACCGTCCCCTGCACGCATCTGGAAGGTCGTATTTACGACGTGACCGACACGGTCCACGGCACCGGCCAGACGGTCAAGCTGCGGGTCGTGAAGAACAACCAGTCGACGTCGATCACCGTGGCGCGGAAGTGCATGGGGTTCGCCACCGGGGCCTTGGACCTCGGGCGGCGGGTCTCCGGTAATCCGGGCGCGGGCGCGCCGGCCAAGCCGATTGACGACGCCTACACGGTGGGCTCGACGATCACCGGCTACGCCCTCTTCTACGTAGTGGAAGCGGGCCCCTGCACGGTTTCGGCGGAGACCACGGGCACGACCCTGGCCCAATGGGACGCGGTGACCGTGGACGCCAACGGGCTGCTGGACAGCACCAAGGCGAGCACCTCGGCCTGTATCCTGGGCCTGGTGGACACCGCCCAGACGGCCACGAGCGAGGGCCTGGTGGTCCACGTCGTCCCGGGATTCCAGCAGGGCGGTTACACCGCATAACCTTTGACCGATAACCCACTCCCGCCGGACGTCACGCCTCCGGCGGGAGTTTTTTGATAAGTGGTCCGTGGTTAGTGGCCAGCAAAAAACTAACCACCGACCATCAACCACCAAAACCGCCAGGAACCCCATGCAAGACCCAAAGACCACGCACAAGCTGCACATCAGCATTCCCACGGGGTGGAACCTCATGTCCCCCCACACCACCCTGTGGTTCGGCAAGTTGATGTACGAGATTGGACGCACCGCGCCGACCCTCCAACCGTCGATGTACAGTGTGAACAACTCGCGCATCCTCATGTGCCGGAACATGGCCGTCCAGGACGCGCGGCAAAGCGGGGCGACCCACCTGCTGTTCGTCGACCCGGATATGTGCCCCGACTACTATGTCGAGTGGGACGAAAAAGGCAACCCGGCGGGCGACGCCAAGCCCTTCTTCCGGGAGGCGTGGGCCTTCGCCCAGGCGCATCCGGGCGGGGTGTATGCCGCGCCCTATTGCGGCGTGCCTCCCAAGGAACACATCCACGTCTTCGCCGAGGACCAGAACGGGGTGTTGGCACGCCTGCCCCACGACCAGGCGAAGGACCTCCGCGGCTGGATGCAGGTCGCGGCGGTGGGCACCGGGCTGATGCTCATTGACATGGCCGTCTTCGACGCGCTGGACCAAAAGACCCCGAACGGGGAAATCCAACCGCACTTCATGGATGTCTACACGGACTCCACCTACACGAAGCTCCGCTGGTCGCAGGATGTCACGTTCTGCAAGCGATGCACCGACGCGGGGGTCCCGGTCTACGTGAACTTCGACTGTTGGTGCCGGCATCAGCAATTCAAGTGGGTGGGGCGTCCCGGCGACCCGGGCACACTGAACACGAACGGTCCGAGCGAGGACCGGGCCTGCCCGATTGATAAGAGCGTCCAACCCGTGCCTTCTCTCTAGGAGCCCGCGATGGCGACGATTCGCAGAAAACAGCAGACGTCGGATTTCACCTGGTCATCGAGCACGACGATCAGTGGTGTGGTGGAGATCGGGGAGTCGGCCACCGCGTGCATCTACTTCCCGGCGGCCTTCCACACCTCGGCGGTGACCATCCAGGTGGCCGAGGCCCGCGACGGGACCTTCGCCACTATGGAGGATGATGCCGGGGCGGATGTCTCGGTGTTGACCACGATCACGGCGGAGCGGTGGCAGGAGGTGCCCGCGCCGCTGTTGGTGATGCACTCGCTCCGGTTGGTGGGAGGCACGACCAGCGTGGTCCAGACACTCAAGATTTCCACGAAGGGGTGAGCCATGCCGGCGATCAGACGGAAATTCCAGACCTACGACGTCACCGTGCCGGCGGAGACCCATACGAGCGAGGTGATTGAACTGGGCGAGGCGGAGAGTGCGGCGCTCTACTTCCCCGCGACCTTCCCCGCGACCGCCTCGTTGGTTTACTGGGCCGAGAAGCGCGACGGGACCTTCGCTCTCGCCGAGGACAAGGACGGTTCCAGTGTCGCGCTGGCCTCCATCGCGAAGGGGGCCTGGCGGGAACTGCCCGAGGCGATGATGGCGATGCACTCGGTTCGGGTGTATTCGGCGGATACCTCGGCGGATGTCCAGACGATCAAGGTCGCCCTGAAAGGTTGAGCCCGCAATGCCCCCGGAGATGGTCCGCGACATGACCGGGCGGCTCATCCCCTGGCATCTGCGGAATGTCTTCCAGGGGATCAACCGGATGGGCGATTGGTGTGGCCACATCGGCGTGATTGAACAGGAATTGGGACGGATCGGCACGCTGCCCTGCGGGGCGGAACTGGACCTGCCGTACCTACGGAAACACTTGGAGGCCGCCCGGTTGCACATGCTTCGGCGGATGCCGTATGCCCAGTGCGATTGCCGGGTGGGAGACCGCTGCGAGAAATGCGAGGGACGACGATGGCTAAGCCTGGACCGATGGATTGCTACGCAACCGCCTGCCTTGCCGGACGGCTCCGAGAAAAGCCCGAACTGAAGGAACTGCCCGGCGGGGACTACTGCGAGGCGGAACTGGACGTGGGCCCGCAGCGATTTACGACCACCTGGCGCGGCGGCGAGGCGCGTCGGATGGCGGGGCAGGTCGCTCCGGGCAGCCTCATCGAGGCGGATGGGCAACTGAAGGAAGAGACCTGGGAGACGCAGCGGGACGGGCCCCGCCAGCGCTACCTCATCGAGGGGCGGCGCTTTTTGGTACTGCGGGGGCCGAGTGATGACGCGGGGTAAGTCGCTGGCCGACGCCGACGAAATCCTTTCCAAGCTGGCGGCCCAGGACGCGCACCGCACCGACGTGCGGGACCTGTTGCGGCATATCCTCCGGGAGTTCGACGGGAACGCCGGGTTGGCCAAGCATCTTCGGGACTGTTACGACGAGAGCCCGCCGGGCGGGTCGAACCAGGCCCGTATCCTGGCGGACATCATGAAGCTGGTCGACCGGGAGAGCGAGCATCAAGAAGACTATGGCGACATGAGCATGGAGGAACTCCAGCTCCACGCGGCGGACCTCATGCGGGGATTACAGGGTGACGACGGAACTGGACCACCTGCTGAACACGAAGCCATGGAAGCCGACGCGCGGCGCGGACGAGACGCGGGTGAACCAGCTTAGGAACGTGCTGGCGATCCTGGCCAAGCGGAAGATGGAGGCGCTGTTCCTCTACACGGCCATGGCGGCCGTCGAGCCCTTCCACCGGTCGCAGGCGAAGTTCAAGCTGATCGACGGGTCGAACCAGTCGGGCAAGACCCTGGCGGCGGCGGCGGAGATGGCCTGGGTGCTGTGCGGCTGCCACCCCCACGGCGGCTGGCGGGAGCATGGCGGCAACGGGCTGTTCGTCGGGCTGGACGAGGACCACCTGGCCAACCCAATGTGCGTGAAACTGTTCGTGCCGGGGGCGTTTTCGCTCATCCGGGACGAACACACGCGGCTCTGGCGGGCGGTCCGACCGGACCCGGCCAACCCGACGCAACTGGACCCCTACGACGTGGCCTACAAGGAGCAGTGGCGGGACGCGCCGCCGCTGATCCCGCCGCGGCTCTGCGACACGACCAAGCATGTGGCCTGGCAGGACAAGGCGAAGGGGGTGCCGCGGATCATCAAGGTGCCCTCCACCGGCTGGGAGGTGCTTTGCCGCAGCTCGAAGGGCGACCCGGACCAGGGGACCCAGCGGGATGCCTGCTGGATCGACGAGCAGATCGAGAACGAGAATTTCTACTACGAGTTCGTCCGGGGGTCAATGCGGTACGGCGGGCGGCTGATCTGGTCCGCCACGCCGCAGACGACGAACATCCAGCTGTTGGAACTCCGGGAGCGGGCCGAGACGGGCGACGAGAACGTCCATGCCACGAAGCTCCTGCTGGATGACAACCCGTTCATCCCGGCGGAAGAGAAGAAGGCGTTTTTTGACTCGCTCAGCCCCGAGGAACGCGAGGTCCGCTACCACGGCAACTACGCCATCCAGGGACGGCGCATCTACCCGATCTACAGCCCGATGGGCGAGCACGGGTGCGAGCCCTTCCCGCTGCCGTTGGACTGGACCCGATACGTGGTCCTCGACCCTGGCCGTCAATATTGCGGGACGCTGTTCGCCGCCGTGGACCCCGACGAGAAATACGTGACCATCTACGACGGGTTCGTCCTGCGCAACGCCGACGCCGTCCGCTGGGCCGAGAAGGTCCGCGAGCGCCAGGTGGGCGTCCGGTTCGAGGCGTTTTTGTGCGACTCGCACGCCGGCAAGCAGCACCCGATGGGCGCGGCGAAATCCGTGGCCCGGCAATACTTCGAGGCCCTGCAAGGGGCGGACGTGAAGCCCCGGCAGACCGGACCTATGGACGGATTCTTCCCCGGTTCGGGCGACGTGCTGGGACGCGAGGAGGCCCTGTTGGGCTGGATGCACTTGCGCGGCGCGCCGCCGCACACGGGCACCGCCCGGTTGAAGGTGATGCGGGGCGTGTTCCCCGAACTGGACCAGCAGATCAAGGTGGCCCATTACCGCCAGGACAACCCGGACAAGCGGGCCCATCTGCGGGAAGACGCCCTGGACTGCCTGGAGTACCTGGCCCACTGGAACCCGCCCTATCAGTCGCCGGAGAAGCTCGACCACGACGAAGGGCCCGACATCTGGGAAGCCTTTAAACGCCGCAAGAAGAAACACGACAACCGCTCGATAGTTCTCTATTAGGAGCCCCCTTATGAGTGAGAACGGACAGTGGACCATGCCCGAGGTGGAACTTGGGGAATTGGTCCTTTTCACCCGCCGACCCAACAACCCCGACTGGGTCCTGGGCCGCTGCCGCAAGGTGACCCCGAAGGCGATCAACGTCACCATCGAGGGCACGCCCAACCTCTTCCGGGGCGTCCGGCACCAGGATGACCCGGAGATCAAGGAGAACCCGCTGGTGATCGAGGGCAGCGGCGTCTTCGTCCAGGCCCCCACGACGATCCGGCTCAACAAGGCGCTGGCCACGCAGGACGCCCAGCAGGCGTTTCTGGAGCGGCTGGCCCTGGAAGTCGAACAGTTGCGCCAGAAGGTGGAAACATGCCAGCCCAAGGGAAAATCTCTAAGAGGCAGCGCAAGCGCCTCCAAAAGCGGTACTTCCGCGACCTAAGCGATCTGATCGAACTCTACTATCAGCGCTACCGGCTCCAGGACGAGATTGACGCCCTGGAGCGCTACCGGCGCGAACGGGCGGCCAATGGACATTCTCAACGCCATTGTTGACACCTGGCTCGACAAAATCTCCGTCTCGCGGAAACACAAGAAAAAGGTGTTCCAGAAGACGGCGGACCGTATCTGGAAGTATTATGGGAGCGACCACCGCTTCCTCTACCAGTACGACGGGGACGACGCGGGGGACAACCCCTTCCCCTCCGGGCAACCGGCCTACAAGGCGACCATCAATAAGACGGCCGAGTACGTCCACCTGATGCTGCCGAGTCTGCACCACAAGGTGCCCCGGCGCCGGGTGGCCACGCGGCGGCCCGTACTCATCCCCGAACTCTTCGGCGCGCCTCCGGGCGTGATTCTCCCCCCCGGTCCCAAGGACCAGCAGGACAAGGTCCGCGCCTTTTTGATGGAGTGGTTTTTGAACTACACCGCCTCGGAGGCCACGTTCGACCTGCGAGGCGAGGGGCGAAGCGCCGTGATCGAGGCCCTGACCAAGGGCCGGGGCGTGATGTGGCACGAGATGATCGACACCCAGGACGGGCTCATGCCGGGTTCGTTCTTCGACTCGGTCGACAACCTCTTCCTGGACCCGGATGCCGTCCGGTTGCGGGAGGCGGGCTATGCCATCCGGAGACGGCGGCGACCGATCTGGGAAGTGGCCGACGAGTTCCAGTTGGACCCGCGCGTCTTGCGCAAAGCCTACCAGGACTTCAACAACCGTGGCCAAAACACGCTCGAAGAGCACGACCAACTCAAGGACCTGACCGACGGGGTGGACGGCAAGGATGACGTCTGTATCTACTATGAAATTTTCTCCCGCGTGGGCGTGGGGCAGAAGTTTTATGGTTCAAACGAGAAGATGAAGGGGGCGGCCGAGGCGCTGGACCAGTTGGACCCCCATGCCTGGCTGGCCATCCTGCCCGGGGTGAAGTATCCCTTGAACCTGCCCCCGCACCTGATCGAAGCGCCGGACGCGGAAGGGGAGATTGCCCGGTCGATGGAATGGCCGGTGCGGTTCTGGGGCGATTACGCCGATCCGTGGCCCTTCTCCTGCCTGGACTTCTACCCCGACCCGACCTGCATCTGGCCGACGCCGCCCTTGAAGGCCGCGCTGCCGCTGCAAGCGTTTTTGGACCATGCCTACTCGTTCCTGATGGGGCGGGTGCGGACCACCTGCCGCGATATCATCGTCTGCTCGGACGCCATGCGCAAGGACCTCCGCGACGCCATTGTCAGCGGGCTGGACCAGACGGTGGTGGGCAAGGACGGCAGTGTCCAGGACCTCAAGAAGGAACTGGACGTGTTGCAGTTCCCGCAGGTGAACATGGACCTGTGGCGGGTGATCGAGGCGATTGAACGGAACTTCGAGAAGGCGACCGGCCTGACCGAACTGGCCTACGGCAACACGGGCCCGACCCAGCCGAGAAGCGCCGCCGAGATGCAAGTCCGACAAGGCAACATGAGCATCCGCCCGGGCGACATGGCCGAGTGCGTGGAGAGCTTCATGGCCCGGGCCGCGCGGAAAGAGGCTATTGCGACACGGATGCACGTTCCGGGTCAGTCGGTGGCCAGGATGCTGGGCGAGACGATGCCCGACGGGGCCCCCGCGCCGGGACCGCTCACGCAGGCGTGGAACATGTTGATCAACACGCCCGACCCGTATATGGCGGCCTGCGAGATGGACTACACGGTCGAATCCGGCTCGGGCCGCAAGCCGAACAAGGACAAGCAACTGGCCGACATCCAGGATTCCGCGCAGACGATCCTGCCGATCCTGATGGGCCGTTACCAGATGACCGGCGACCCGACCCAGGTGAACGCCTGGTTCCGGCGCTGGGGCGAGGCGCAGGACATGGACGTCAGCGAGTTCATGCTGCCGGCGCAACCGCCGCCCATGCCGCCGGAAGGCCCGCCGCCCGAGGAAGGCGGCCCGCCACCGGAACAAGGACCACCGCCGATGTAACCGAACCCTAAACCCTGAACCCTGACCACTCCACCATGTACCCCACGATCTCCGACGACCCCTCCATCCAATCGCACTACGAACTCTGCCGCAGCCGTGGCACGTCGCACAAGCTGGCCGAGATGTTCGCCTTCCAGGAAGGGCCCGGCCTGGACACGGACACGACATTCATGGCCGGACGCAACGAGGACCCGGCGGGGGAAGGCTGGGACCATAAGACGATTGGCGAGGTCTACCGGCAAAAGGCGCGCAAGGCGGGGGTTTCCCCCTCCGGGAAGACGTACCTGGGCACCCTGGCTCGCTATCCGGGCGACCCGGAGGCGTGGGTCTCGGGTAAGGGGGACGTGAAGCGGGTGGTTGAGCGGCGGGGCTGGAACTGCGACGGGGCGGTGAAGCACAAGAGCCCGGATCGTCCGCTCCAGGAGGACGGGCCGTACCGGGTGAACGAGAAGGTGCTCGAACGCGAGGTCAAGCGGGAGGCGCGGAAGATTTTCGAGGAGACGGGTCACAAGCTGACGCCCAAGGAACGGACGGAGCTGAAGGAAACGACCAGGACACGGGTGCAAGGGAACACGTAGGGGAGTTGTCAGTTGTCAGTTGTTAGTGTTCAGAAAGCCGCATGACCGACACGCAAGACCCTTTTGCCGGACTCCCGAAGAACCACTTCAAGTGCATAGTGGCCGATCCACCGTGGCCTTATGGCAAGTGGGGTTCGGCAAAAGACTCTCCGACGGCACGGAAGAAGTTCCCAAATGGTCAGTGGAATCAGTCGTTTGACCTGCCGTACAACCACATGACCGTGCAGGACATTGCCGCGATTCCGGTTGCGGGATGTGCCGCTGAGGATTGCGACCTGTACCTATGGACAACACAAAAGTATCTGCCTTCAGCCTTCGGTGTAGCCGAAGCATGGGGTTTTCGATACTGCCAGACGTTGACATGGTGCAAGGCTCCGCGAGGGCTTGGGCAAGGCGGTTTATTCTGCCCGACAACCGAGTTCCTGTTACTTTGCCGCCGTGGCCGGATGCCGGTCGGGAAGCAGCGTATTGATACTACGTGGTGGCAGATGAAGAGAACATGTAAACATAGCCAGAAGCCGGAGGCGTTTCAGGACATGATTGAAACGGTAAGCGACGGCCCACGGCTCGAACTCTTCGCCCGCCGTCCCCGGGAAGGCTGGACAGTCTGGGGCAACGAAGTGGAAACCGTCCTGAACCCTGAACCCTGACCACTATCATGGATATCCGGCCCGAGACCTACCGGGTGTGCCGGCTGCTGCTCGAAAGCGGCGATGTCGCGCTCTACCGACCGGAGGGGATGGAGCCGATCAACCATGCGATTGCCCACGCGGGGCGGTTGCCGGGCGCGGAACCCTGGCAGTGGTACGCCCACGCCGGGATGTTGTTGTGGCAGGGCGACTGCCTGATGTTGCTGGAGACCTTGCAGGGGACGGGCGGCCGGGAGGTGACGTTCTCTTCGCAGGTGCGGGGCTGGAGCGGGCAGTACGACGTGTACCGGCCCCTGGCCCCGTTCGACGAGCGGGCGGCCACGCAGGTCATGGTCCGTCTGGCGGGGACGCCTTACGGCTGGGTCTCGCTGGCCCGGGCGGCGGCGAAGCGAATCCTCCCGAACTTGAAGACCCCGAAAGATCGGGACATCGAGGAGGCCATTCTGGGCGAGGACCCGATCTGGCCCTTCTGTTCGCAGGCGGTTTCGATGGCCTGCCGGGCCGGCGGGCGGGACCCCTGCCCCGAGCGAGAAGATGCGTTGACGGAGCCGGGTCACCTGGCGGACCCGGATTTTGCGAGATATGTCTGCACGCCCTGCTGGACCGAAGAGGATGTCCGGCGCGTGCGCGAACCATGGGAGGCAAGACGATGCGAAAGCGAGTGACACGACTGTTGGGACTGTTCCTGTTCCTGATGCCGGTGGCGGCGATGGGCGCGTTGGAAGACTGCGCGGACGCCACCTGCCGGATCACCAATGGCAACACCATGGGCACGGGGGTCTGCTACGCCCGGTCGCCCGGGCTGGTCTGGGTATTGACCAATGCCCATGTGGTCTCCGGGGCGAGGACGGTCGAGTGCGAGTTCTGGAGCGACGGGCACCTGTCGCGGAAGTTGCACGGGGCGGTGGTGGCGACCCGGAAGACGGCCGGGTGCGACGCGGCGATTGTGAGTATCCCGGAGCGAGCCTTCCAGGGGCGCGTTCCCAAGGTGATCCCGCTGGCGGCGAAGGGGACGCGGCTTGCGAAGTACCAGACGATCTGCTCGATGGGGTGCCCGGGAGGGACCTGGGCGACCGGCTGGAAGGGGCATGCCCTAAGCGACGACGGGACCACGGTGACGTTCACGCCTCCCCCGAAGGGCGGACGGAGCGGTTCGGCTCTGTTCAACGCCCAATGCACGGAGATCGTGGGGCTGGTGTACGCCCGGGAAGGCAGCGACCGGTACGGCATCGCGGTGAGCGTGGACGCCCTGGACCGGAACCTAACGGTGGCCTACCAAGCAAGCAACCACTACCAGATGGCCCAGTGCGGGCCGGAGGGGTGTTTTCCGAACCGGGACGGGAACCGGGGCGGGCGGCTGTTCCCCTGGCGGAACCAGAAGCCGGAACAGGGACCCGAGGCCCCGGAAGGCGCGGGACCGTACCCGACGCTCCCGCCCGAGGCCCCGCTCCCGCCGGAGCAACCCCAATGCCCGGCCGTGGACCTGGACCCGCTTGCCAACAAGCTCGACAAGATTGCCGAGTTGATTGAGGGGCTGAATAAGAAGCAGGAAGCCGAACCCCAAAAGCCGTTACAAGATGACGTGGCACGGGACATGGCCACCAAGGCGGTCGGCGCGACGGCGAAGCTGGCCGAGGCCCTGGACAAGACGGATAAGAAGATTGACACCGTCGACGCGAAGGTGAACGTCATTGACGAGGAGGCGGGCAAGCTCAAGGGCATCCTGCAAGAGAGCGGGAGCCTGCGTGCCCGGATGGCCCTTCGGATGGACAAGGTGGAATCGGAGCTGGGCGAGGATGCTTCCAAGCTCGATAAGGTGCGGGCCTACATGAAGGACTATGTGGGCGAGAAGGTCACCTCGATCAAGGAGCGGGACGCCTCGACGCGGATCATGATCTGGATCGCCTTGGGGGCGATTCTCTTCTTGTTTTGGGATGTCCGACAGAAGCAGAAAACCGGGGACCCGTTGGCCATTGAGAAAATGCTGGGGCATCTTTCGGATCGGCTGGAAACTTCGCAAATTGGCGTCCTCCGCGGGATGGGCGCTCTGGCCGACCGGCTGGATGAGCGGCTTGATTCGGTGGGGGCTGGCGATACGGAAGTGGATAAAAAAGATACTTCCGTAAAAGGCTTTTCCGAAGGGACCCCCGCGAAATGACCGACGACCAGGCGGTACGGATCGAGGAAGAACTCAAGGGGGTTCAGGTACGCCTGGACACCCTTGGCGAGACCCTGGCCAAAATGAGCGGCATCTGCGCGCTCCGCCAGGCCCAGATCGACCGGTTGGACCGGGTCTTCCGGGGCAACGGGACCAAGGGCATCGAGAGCCGCCTGGAAGCCATCGAGGAGCGGAACCGCCTGCTTAGCCGGTGGGCGGTTCCCACATTCACGGTGACGGCGTCGTTTTTGACGGCGCTTTTCATGAGCTTTTTAAGGAAGATTTGGTAGGGATGCGAAACCATTTTGATTACCTATTGCGGTCCACGTTGTTTGTGAACATGGGTCCGCTTGACGGGGCGTTGGACCTCTGTAAGGAACTAGGCTTTCGTCACCTCATGCTCGGCGAAAGGACGTGGTCCAAGTCGTCGGGCTGGTACGAGTGTGCGTTTCTGGGCGGGTACCAAGCCCTGAAGCGGTACATCCAGGAGTGCCATGACGCGGACATCTTGGTGACGCTGCATACCCGCACCACGCGGGTAAGCAATGGGGACGCCATGACGGTTGAACCCTACCACCCCGAATTAGAGAAGGTTAGGAACTACTTTTTCGTTGATCCATATTCCGCACTTCACAAGGAAATGGCGGCTCGGTTGGTGAAAGTCGCCGACCTGGTCAACGCGGACGGGCTTTACCTCGACGGGGCGGAAGTGGCCGCACGGAATTATCCCGACAAGGTATTGGCCGCAATCAACACCGGGCAACGCGACGTGTTCGAGAACCTGACTCGGCCCATGCTATTGCAATCCTCCTCGACCAATGCGGGCGAGGTGCGGGAGTATTGGGCGTGGAAGGGGCAGCTGGACCATTATCCCAACCGGGTACGGTGCGGGTTCGAGGGGACGCGAGCCGAGTGGAACCAGAAATACTTCGAGTCGGTCCAGGATGCACTATCGCGGGGCTTTCCGTCACAGGTGGGCTGGATCGACGTGGGGCACGGCCTTTCCCACCAAGGCAAGCCCATTGAGGACCAGACGCCCGAGTCCATGCAGGAACTCTGTGATTACGCGATGACGCACAATGTGCCCATCGTGTTGGAAACGCCTCTGGACGAACTGGAGACGCATCCCAAAAGGGATGAGATTAAGGATATAATTCGGAACTTTCATTTTCGAGGGAGATAAGCAATGGCTGATATTACCAACGCGGAAGCGGTGAAATTCTGTAACGAGAAGGTGCGGGTGGCGGCGGATAAGCTGGCCCAGGCGTACCATTTCGCCCAACAAGTGACCGCCGAGTGGACGGCCAATAACATGGCGAGCGTGCTACCAAACCAGGCCGACGA